TTTCTTCCTTTACCTTCTTTATCTGCTGATACATCGATATACAGACTTGGTGACAAGACCGCATATTGTTCGCAGATCGGCAAAGAGCGCCTGGAACAGATTTCTTAACATGTTTGAGAAAAAACCCGTTCTTGGTGATGTTGTTGATGTTGGTAAGTGTGCAACTACTGACTATAAAGTTTTGGCTGGTATCATTGTTACGACATTGGCAGGGGGATCAGCTTTTGCTTTAGGCAGCAAGCTCTTTAATGCTACGAAAGTCAAGAAGTCAGAGGGTTTAACCAGATTTGGTGAATCTCAGGGGCAGTCTTCTGCGATTGTTAAAGGAGACGGTAAAATTAAAAGCGATGATGCCGTTAAAACAATTGAGGTGATTGAAGAGAAAATCGATGCTGGCCTTGATTTGAAAAGAATGAATAACTCTGTCCTAAATAGTTTTAATGTTTGGGACACACGGTACTCTGAAAGCTTATCAACTAGTAGTGGTGAAGATTTTGCAGCGAAATGTATGAGGAACATCAGATACATTAGCGTACATACGGATAAGGTAAATCGTGCTTACGCTCTTGGTATCGAGTCAACTTTCGCAGTCTTCAATAAACATTTACTAAGTGGATGCGTCAAAGGTACAGTGAGAGTATATCCTTCATTTGTCAAAGATGATACTTCATATAGTGAATTCACGTTCACGGAAAAAGATTACGAAACGATCGCGAATGATATCATCGTCATGAGATTTCCTGTTTGTCGATTCATCGATTTGACAAGTTATCTGAATGATAATGTTGATTTCGAGTTCGCCAAAGGTTATGTTGCCAAGACTGAGACGCAATTCTTTCGTACAGAACAAATGGTACGGGATCCAAATTTGGGTGAATTTCTTCTAAAGGACGCTGTGAGATATACTTGGAAGAATAATAAAGGTGGACATTGTGGTCTGCCTTTAACTTGTGCCGTTGGCAATATGAATTTCATAATTGGTATCCATGGTGCTGCTGCGGCGGGAACTGATGTTTCTTTTGGTCCAGTTATGAGGAAAGCTAATATATTGTCTGGAATCGATATTATCAGAGAGAGAGTGCCATCGATTTTTCCCGTGAGTAGTCAATCGGATGTTTTCTTTTCCGTTGAAGAACCTGTAAAAGCCTCAGCTGTATACCATATTTCGTTGCGAAGTTGCTCATATTACGGCAAGTTGAAAAGGCCAGTTCTCATGGCTCGCAAATCAACTCTCGTTCCAAGCAAATTACAAGCATTCAATGAGAAGATTTTCTCTGATTTGTTTCCTCGTGAACATTTTGATGAATATGCCCCACCCTTGATGACGAGGGTTGGTAGTGGAACATCATATAAGAATCCTTTTAATGTTTTTTTATCCAAAACGATTCAAAACAAAAAAGGCATTGATTTGCATAAGCTGAATGGAATAGTTGCTTTCTTAAGTGAACGTTTCATCAGTATTATTCGAAATGACAAGAGTAGCACTACTTGGAAACCGTTGACAGTCCAACAAGCCATCAATGGTATCCCAGATGATGCATACGTGAGGAAAATGGACTTGTCTACATCAGCTGGATTTGGCTATCCTGGGAAGAAAAAGAGTTACTTCAGTGGCTCACAACCGGACGCCAAAGCTAATGAACGTGTGACTGAAGAAGTAACTTTAGTCCTCAATCATTTACTAGCGGGTGATGGTATACCCAATGTCTTCGAGGCTCAGTTGAAAGATGAACCGAGATTACTCGAGAAGGTTTTGGCGGGAAAAACTAGAGTGTTCTGCACGTCAACTCTACCGAGTTTGATTGTTCAGAGGATGTTTTTAGGTCCTTTTTTTTCCACTCTCATCCAATTTCCTGAAGCTTTTGGTACAGCAATTGGATTCAATATGCATACCATGGGTGAGAAAATTTGGACCGAAATGTTCGGATTTTCAGACAAATGGATGGAGGGGGACTATAGTGGATATGATCAACTCATGCCCGTTGAATTGGCGATGGCCTCAGCATCAGTTGTCCATAACGTGTGTAAGGCTATGGGTTACAATGATGATTCACTTAAGATTCTCCGAGGAGTGTTAAGTGATCAGATTTTCCCTATAGTCAACGTGTGTGGAGACTTGTTTGGAGTTCCAGGATACCAGCCATCTGGTAAATATGGTACTGCAGAAGATAATTCTTTGCGTGGATTGATTTTGCTGGTTTATCACTGGTCAGAAAAGTACGACATTGCTGACTTTTTTAAAGGATGTAAACCATTGATTTATGGAGATGATATGGTCGTTTCCGTAAAGAAAGAGTATACGGATCATATGAACAATCTAACTTACGCAAAATTTATTTCGAGAGAGACTTCCATGACATTTACATCAGCAGCTAAAGGTATCGTTGAAGAGCCCTTCATCGCACCGCGGAAAAGTAGTTTTCTGAAGAGAAGGTTAGTCAAGCGTTCCTGGTTTGATAACAAGAGCGTAGCGGCCTTATCTCCAGATTCTTTGAAGCGATCCATGGATTGGATGTTGCCATCACGTTTTGAGACTCCAACTAAACAAATGATTGGCACATTAAATGCTATGCTACGTGAGCTGCTCTTTCATTTGCCACCAGATCAGGTGGAAGTGGTGAGAAGAAAGTACATTGATGCATTAGCTGAGTCGTATTCTTTGTTATCAGACGAAGTCGCTTGCTATGTTTTGCCAATTTCGAACGTCTATAAAGATTTATACATGGCTCAGGTCCATGCCGACCAAGAGATTGCGATAGTCGGGGAAGAATCGCACCGTTTCTTTGATTACCTAAGTTTAGTCTTTGGTGGTTTTGACATTCTTAAGGCTTGGAAACGCGTCCCAGAAACCCAAGCTGACTGCGCTATGAGCAAAGCGCCGCCAGTTATCAAACGGCTCACTGAATCGAATTTGCAAACTGTTTACCTTTCCGAGATTGATACTCTGAATCAGAAATTACATCGTATCAAGACGACTATCTCAGACGAATTCAAGGATTTGGATGACGTTATGGCATATCGCGAGACTGAGATGTATCAACATGATCCGAACGAAAAGAATCGAATTGACCTCATAATAGAGATGTTTGGTCAAATGATGGCCATTGAAGCCTCTATATCGATTTACGTTAGGAGATTGAAGCGAATGCAACGTTTGGATGTTAATTCCCAGTCTCTTCCTGATGTCACGCCAGAGGAAATTCCTGATGACCGTAAGGATTATCACGTCAATGCTACCGAATTCGATGGTGCTCATGATTCACATGATGTTGAGGGTGAAGCTCCTTATATTCCTATTTTCTCTGAGACGGATGCTGATTTGAAAAATTTTTTTGCGAGACCTATTTTGATTGCGACAAATGTCATTTCAATGGTTTCTGCAGTTAATTTTAATTACAGCGTTTGGGATTTATATTTCAAGGATCCCACCGTTAGAGCGAAATTAAGGAATTTCTCCATGATTCGAGCAAAGTTGTGTGTAAAGTTAAGTGTTGCGGGAACGCCATATCATAAGGGATCACTTTTGGTTTCTTATGTTCCGTTACCAACTACAAATTCCGTCTACACTTATTATAGCACTACAGCTCCAGCAGCTTTGTTAAACAATTTCAATAAGTGGTTGGCTCAGACACCGGGAAATGTTAGAATGGATATTAGGCTTAATCAGCCACTAACCTTCTCATTTCCCTTTGTTTCACCAATGCCTGCGTCGAGATTGTACAACAATAGCAGTATTGCCTTATCAGACGTCAGCTCTTATGATGATTTGGCGTCATTGGGTGTTTTGAATATCCGTACGCTAAATACAATATCCGCTGTGGGGACTGGAGTTACAGCGCCATACTTTTATCTATACGCTTGGCTTGAGGATGTCGAGTTAGGACCACCCAGTGCTTCAGTAATTGTTGTCACCACTCAAGGAGACAATGATGAACGTGTAACTGGTCCTATCGAGCGAATCTCCAGTGCTGCGTATTCGATAGCGCATGCTCTTACGAGTGTACCTTCGATTGCGCCTTTTGCAATGGCAAGCTCCATAGTATTACGAGGGGTTAGAGACTTGTCTGCTCATTTTGGGTGGTCGGTTCCTAACGTTATTGATAGACCAATGCGAGTTAGGCCTGAACCTTTTCAAAACGCAGCGCATGTGATTGGGAACGATACTGGTCATAGAATCACTTTGGATCCCAAACAGGAGATATCTGTAGACCCGCGAAGATGTGGGACGGATAAAGATGATATGGTCATTGCGAATATTGCGGGTAGAGACGGTATTCTAGATCAGTTTACTTGGAACGTTTCTTCTACGCCAATGCTTCCTTTATGGTACACTTTTGTTGTCCCAAATGCTAATAAGACTATCACGATTACGAACAAGTATTGTCAACCTACACCTTTGCATTTTGCGGCTACGCCTTTTAATTATTTGCGCGGAAAATTGCGTTACAAAGTGACGTTTTTTCCATCCGCATTTCATAGAGGTAAAATCGGGATTTTCTATGAACCTAACTGTAATCAAGTAAACTTGATAGGCGCAAATTTTTCTTTGAACAAGAATTACTTGGCAATTATCGATTTACAGACGACGACAGAAATTGAGGTTTGCATTGATTGGGCTTTTCCTCGTTATTTTGCTCGAGTTCCAAGTCAACTCTATGCCAGTTCAGCAATTAATTCATCAACGTATGCTACTAGTATGCCTGATTTTGCTAATGGATGGATCAGCTTGGTTCCATTAACAAAATTGGTTAGTCCAGATGGAAGTGGTGTAGATTTCAACGTTTATGTTAGCGCTGATGAGATTGAGTTTGCTTACCCTGATCAGA